GCGGCTATTCATTTCAAGTTCAACGTGTCGGCGTCATCGACGTCGCCAACCATAAACGGCAAGACGGCGTGCAATCCTTTCGGGGGCGCGCTGCCGTATGCTCCCGTTGCCGGGGAAAATTATTCGTTTGTCTATGATGCGGACTTGCAGAAGTGGTTTGGTGCGAAGGGCGCGCTGATCGACGGCGTGCCGCCTGAGATCATGGTGCAGCTTTGTAACGAATTGCACGTCAATGGCTGGTTTCATATTCCGGCATTTGCCGCTGACAACCCGGCCAATTGGGCCACGCCGTTCGCGACATATTGCCGGGATAATCTGGCGGTTGGATTGAGGGCCAAGTTCGAGATCGTCAATGAAATCTGGAATACGTTTTCCGGTTTTCCGTGGACGGCTTATTTCATCAACAAGGCATATCAGCGTTGGAGCTACTCGGGCAACGATAATGACGCACGGGATAATTACTATGGTTATACCCTGTCGATCAACGGACAGGCAATCAGTGCGGTATATTCCAACGACCGCACCAAGTATGAGGTGACGTGCGGTATTCAGAGCGCCACGTTTGCTGCGGTGTCGGCGAGCGATGCTCGATTGACTTCGGCGCGATACGTGGCCGAGGGCGGCGGCAAGACGGCTGCGAGCGCGTGGACGACACACATCAGCCCGACGTCCTATGTCAACTCGCTGATGAACATTGATGTAGAGATGACGCACGCCGTGACATGGCAGACCGCCAGCGATCCGACCAAGCAGACGTTGTATCAAAGCTATTGGGCGCAAACCTCTGCGGAGAATTATGATCCTCTCCCGGCGATTACTTCCCTTAAGGTCAGCTATCAAACCTGGCTGGCGTGGGGACAATCCAAGGGCGTCAACAAGCTGGCACCTTATGAAGGATCGACATCGCCGGACTACCCCAGCAATCAGTCAGACGATATCGGTTTCATCAGTAACATCGTGTCGAGTGGGTCGAATACGCTGGTGACGTTTTACAGTGGATACGCGGAGGTGATTTATCCAAGGGTGGGGATGTGGGTTTACTTTCGGCCCGATCCCGGCGTTCCCGGCATGACAGAAATTGTTGGCATGATTGGCGAGGTAACAGCGTTCAATACTTCAACCAAGGTCGCGACGGTGGCGATCAACAGCAGCACGTTTTCGCCATACACTCCACCGGTCCCACCCAACGACTGGAACGCTAAAACGCAACTGTATTTTGCGGTCCCCATCACCAACATCACAAGAGAACCAGGCGGCATCGTGACGACAGACAGTTCCGTTGGCTGGCCGCCAGTCAGTAATTTTTATGCATTCACTGTCGGCGTGTCCGGTATGACGCAGATAAACGGCCTTGTGACCAACGGGGTGCGTCTCAGTCAAACGCAGTGGCGGCTCAATCGCGATACATCAGGCTTCAGCCCATATACAGGCGGCGGTAAAGTGTTGGTGCCGACGGTATCAGTGAGGCACGATTTCCGCGAGGGTTGCATGACGTATCCTCGCATCTACGATATCGAATACACCAACATGGTTAACCTACTTGCGGCGGGTGGGGAATATCCCAGCCTGTTCATGTATGGCGGCTATGGCAATTGTTGGTCGGCACTGCAGCCAACAATCTACGGACCCAATTCGGCAAAGTGGAATGCGTTTAAGGATTTCAGTAATTCGGGCGCTGTTGCGGGAGTGGCTACAACACGCAATTTTGTGTCTGAAGGTGACAGTATTACTGCGGCGGGTGGCTGGGCTGTTTACACCTCTTACGGTTCGCTTCCCGGTTACACCAAGAAAGCCAATCGCGCCATCAGCGGTTCAACCACTGCTGATATGGCAGGGCGGGCTGCCGGTACCGATGCTCTGATCCTGTCAGGCGCGATCAACGTATTGTCGGTATTGATCGGTGCCAACGATCTGAGCAACGCTACGACTTATCCATCCGTCAATAATTGGTTGACGGCAGTGGCAGCATACTGCGATGCGCGGCGGGCGGCGGGCTGGTATGTGGTGCTGGCGACGGTGTTGCCGATTGGCGATACCGGCGGCGTCAACTCGCACAATACACGGCGCGCCACGGCCAACGCTGAACTGCGGCTGTGGACCACGAACGGCTCGATTGTTCCCGGCAAGCATGCCGATCTGATTATTGATTTTGCCGCCGATCCGATCATGGGCATCGATAATTCTTTTGGTACTTATCCCAGCTACTGGAACGATGGCATCCATCCGAGCGCGACGGGTAACGAGCGGATGGGTGAAATAGCCAAGCAAGCCATCGGCGGCGCGTCGGCGGTTAGTGCTTCGAAGGTGCCGCCTACATCGGTTACACGGTTGCTGACACTGACGCCCCAGCGCGAGGTCGGTACTTCGTATTCTTCCCGATTGGCAGTAGAGCCGGATTGCCGATGGACATTGCAAGCGGGGACCGACGCGGGATTTGCAGTAGCGTGGGATGTGCTGACGCATCCGGCGGGAAGCATCGGATCTTATGTCGCCAATTTACGCGGCGTCGACGCCTTTGGAAATGTCTACACCGCCGCGCTGACGTTGAGCGTAACGGGGATCAACGGGTCGGCTAACATCGCTCCCGACGACGGACATTTCGACAGTTACATCATGCCAAAGATTTCCGGCATGGGTGAGGACGCCGACACACAAACGTATGGCATCGAGGAAATCAACGGCAATGCCACATTCGCTCTGCAAGCACTTGCCGTCATGGGGTATCCTCAGAAAAATATTGGTACGGTTGTTGGTCCGGTTGCAGGGGCGACCTATGAATGCGCCTACATCGCGTGGAAAAACAACATCGGCACAGCCGGACTTGTGGTGAGCGGCGGTGATATGTTCCTTATCATGCCAGTGCTTTCAACGGTGCCGATAACGGTGCAGGGGACGTTCGTTCAAAGTTCTGCGTCCAATTATAACCTTCAGGTTGCCATCCAGACCGCCGCCGCGGCGGCTGGCGAAAAGGGGTGGGTTGACGATATTGAAATCCGCCGGGTGCTCGGTCCTACGCTGTCGTCGCCGGTCCTCAATCCTACGGGCGCGACAACGGCAACCGTAGGAGCGACCACGACGGGCACGACCGGCACCATGTATTGCGTTTTGACGACGACGATCACACGACCGACCAAGGCGCAGATCAAGGCGGGGCAGAACGCGGCGGGGATCGCTGCGGTCTGGGCTGGATCTGTCGCAGTCGCCAGCACCGGGGCCAAGACGCTCAATGCTACGGGCCTAACCGCCACGACAAAATATCACGCTCACATCGTTCACGAGGTCGCAGCCGGGTATTCCAATACGTTGTGGGCCACCGGTACTACAACATAACAGGAGAGTGTCATGGCACCACAACCATTCAACAAGTTCTACTCGTTCTCCGAAGCCGTGGCCGAGAAGGTCCACAATCTCGGCAGCGACACGCTCAAGGTGATGCTGACCAACACCGCTCCGGTGGCGACCAACACCATCAAAACGAACATCACCGACATTACGGCGGTCGGGACCGACTATCCGGCGGGCGGCAAGCAGGCGGCCATCACGAGTTCGGCACAATCCAGCGGCACTTATAAATTGGTATTGAGCGACGTGACGTTCGGCCCGGTAGCCGCGTCGGTCGGGCCGTTCCGCTACGCGGTGCTGTACAACGACACTGCCACCAACAAGGAACTGATCGGCTGGTGGGACAATACTGCGAACGTCACGCTGACGGCAGGGCAATCATTCACGGTCGACTTCGACCCGACGAATGGCGTGCTGACAATCGGGCCGTAAATCCAACTGCATATCCAATCTAAATCAACCCGCCTTAACCGGCGGGTTTTTCATTAGCCCGACCACCGAAGCCTGAAACCTGCCCTCGTCGCGAAAGCGGCGGGGGCTTTTTTATTGGAGCAACGTCAATGACAATCGCGACCACCTATCCATTCTCAAAGTTCCTGATCAAGATCGGTGACGGCGCGTCGCCTGAGGTATTCACGGACCCTTGTGGATTGACCTCGAAAGGCTTCACCCGAACCGCCAACCTTTCCGACACCAATATCCCTGACTGCGACGAACCCGACGCACCGTCCTGGCTCGGTCGCGAAGTGGTCAGCTACCAGGCAGCGATCGCCGGATCTGGCGTGGTGGCGGCCGAGAGTTTTGCCACATGGGAAGATTGGTGGAACGAGGGTGACACCCGCAACATCCGCATCGAGTTGGGAAGCCCGCCGGAATACGCCTGGATCATGCCGGCCAAGCTGCAGGAGTTTGCCATCACCGGCGAGCGCGGCGACAAGGTGCAGATGACGGTATCGATCGTGTCCGACGGTGCGGTGGTGCCTGAAGTGATCGTGTTCGCTGCCGACGCCGATGAGGACGATGCGCGATCGGTTCGCGGTGCGCCGCGCCGCCAACTGCCGCAGGCTCCCGCCCGTGACGCCAGGGCAATGCCATGAGCGTGGAGGACGGCACGGTCGTGCTGCAGTTCGGCGATGCGGAATATTCGTTTCGCATCGCGTTCGGGCAATGGCGCGAGTTGCAGGAAAGCGTCAACAAGCTGCGGCTGGAGATCGGCGAACCGCCGCTCGGGCCTATGGCCCTGTTGCGGGCGCTGCTGGAGGGCAACGCCTGGCCGCATGACGTGCGCGAGGTGATCCGGCTGGGGTTAATCGGCGGCGGCATGAAGT